ACTTTATGGATACCATCTACGGCAGCAACAAGGCTGAGATAGGGCATGGAGTGGCCTCTAAGCTACGCGCTATAATCGCCAGTGGAAGTCATATACAGATAACAGTAGCGTTGTCCGATATGTGGTTTAAACCTAGTAAACCGCATCTTGTTAGACGCTTGACTCAGGCTAACATACGGCACTCGTCTAATCAATCAGCGGCGGAAACCAAACGACTTAGGAGTTTCATATGATACCCTTATTAACTACGCTTGTACAGATAGGTGGTAACTGGTTAGATAACAAACAGAAGGTAGCTCAAGCCAAGACAGAGGCCGAGATTGTTACTATCAAAGCCACCGCCGACCGACAAGCATCAGCACAAGAACAGAATTACGATCTCGACCGCCTAGCGATGGAGAACATGTCGAAGAGCTGGAAGGATGAGGTTATTCTCATTGTGTTCCTAGCGCCTATGATTATGGCCTTTATACCCGGCTTAGAGAATTACGCGCTGGCGGGGTTTGGTGTTATGGATAAGATGCCGGAATGGTATCAGTATGTTATTATCGGCATGATCGTGGTTATCTACGGCTTGCGTGGCTTACTTGAGAAAGTGTTAGCCAAGAAGGGCTTTTAATGAAACTCAGCAACAACTTCAGTTTATCTGAATTTACAACGTCCCCTACAGCAGAACGCTTAGGTATCGACAACACCCCCACTAAAGAAGTAACAGATAACCTACAGGAGCTTGTAACCTTTGTGTTGCAACCTGTACGAGACCGCTTTGGCTCTATTACCATTTCCAGTGGCTACCGTAGTCCTGAGTTAAACAAAGCCATTGGCGGCTCTACTACAAGCGACCATTGCCTAGGATGTGCTGCCGACTTTGAAGTGCACTCGCAGGATAACAGAGTGATGGCTCAATGGATAGCACATAACCTAGACTTCAAGCAACTAATCTTAGAATTCTATCATGCTGGCGATATGCACAGCGGGTGGATTCATTGCTCTTATAAGCAAGGTAGTAATAACAAACAAAAGTTAAACGCCTTAAAGGATGGTACTAAGACTATCTACACAGAGGGTAAGTGGTAATGGGGAGTAGTGCCAAATACGGTAAAAACTATAGAAATACTTTAGTAGGTAGAGCAAACGCTATGTATTACACTAGCGTAAAAGGGGCAGTTCAACGGGGACTAGAATTTGAACTCCCTTTAGAATGGTACAAAGAAAAACTTGCTATCGGTGTTTGTGAAAAGACAAAACTACCTTTTGTGTTAAAACCAGAAGAAAGTTCCTTTACAATAAAAAGTAAAAATCAATTACGAAACCCATTTGCACCTAGCGTAGAAAGGATTGATTCTACAAAAGGGTACACAATAGAAAACTGTATAATGGTGGTTTGTATTTACAATTTTGCTAAAGGGGCTTTTACAGAAGAAGCGTTAGAAATATTTTGTAAGGCGTACTTAGCTAATGGCTGAATTATCAATAAATTTATTACCGTGGCAACAAACCGTGTGGTTAGACAAGACACGTTTTAAAGTCATAGCTGCTGGAAGACGTACAGGAAAAAGCAGACTAGCGGCTTATACACTTCTTGTTAAAGCCTTAGAGCCCGGCGCAGGTCAAGTATTTTATGTAGCCCCCACTCAAGGACAGGCACGTGATATTATGTGGCAAACTCTTTTAGAGTTAGGACATGGTGTCATTGTTAGTAGTCATATTAACAACCTTCAAATAAAGTTACTTAACGGCGGTATAATTAGTTTAAAAGGTGCTGACCGTCCTGAGACAATGCGAGGAGTTTCGTTAAAACATCTAGTGATGGATGAATATGGCGATATGAAACCGGAAGTTTGGGAACAGATTCTTCGTCCTGCATTAGCTGACCAAAAAGGAGAGGCAATTTTCATTGGAACTCCTCTGGGGCGTAACCATTTTTATGACCTTTACCAATATGGGCTGAAGGCTGAAGACGACACATTTGCGTCATTCCACTTTACCTCTTTTGATAACCCCCTACTTGACCCTGAAGAGATTAACGCGGCTAAGAAAAGCATGTCGTCATTCTCCTTCCGTCAAGAATTCCTAGCATCCTTTGAGGCGGCTGGGGGTGAGTTGTTTAAAGAAGAGTGGATTAAGTTTGACGAAGAAGCACCTAAAGAGGGCGACTACTACATAGCGGTTGACTTGGCTGGCTTTGAAGAAGAAGGCAGTAAGGGTGTTAAAAACAAGAGGCTAGATAATACAGCCATTGCCATTGTTAAAGCCAACGAGAAAGGTTGGTGGGTTGCTGACATCATCTACGGTCGATGGGATGTTAAAGAGACAGCAAAGAAGATATTTGATGCTGTTAAGAAGTATGAGCCGGTGGCGGTGGGTATAGAAAAGGGAATTGCGCGACAAGCTGTCATGCCCTATCTGTCCGACATTATGAAACGCACACAAACATTCTTTAGGGTAGATGAGTTAACTCACGGTAACAAGAAGAAGACAGACCGTATTGTTTGGTCGTTGCAAGGTCGCTTTGAGAACGGGTATATCAAGCTAGATAAAGGAGCTTGGAATAACGAGTTCTTAGATCAACTATTTCAATTCCCAAACAAGATGGTACATGACGACTTGATTGACGCACTCTCTTACATCGAGCAGTTGGCTAAAGTGTCATATGCGCTCGACTTTGAAGAAGATGATTACGAACCAATGGATGCCATCTCAGGCTATTAAGGATAAACATGCCAAACGGACTATACGCAAATATCAACGCTAAACGCAATCGAATTGCAGACGGCAGTGGTGAAAAGATGAAGAAGCAGGGCGCTAAAGGTGCTCCTACAGATAAAGATTTTAAGAAAGCTGCTAAAACAGCTAAAAAGAAAAAATAGCATGGCTAAAGATTCTAAACTAACAAAACCAGATGGTAAGGAATAACATGGATAATGATAAGAAGTATTTAGAAGAGAAGGCTGAAGATTGGGTTATGGATAAGGCTGAACGATGGCGTGACCACTACCAGTCTAACCATGAAGAGAAGTTTGACGAGTACTACCGCCTATGGCGTGGTATTTGGGACTCTAACGATAAGATGCGCGAGAGCGAGCGCTCCAAGTTAATCTCTCCAGCCCTCCAACAAGCCGTTGAAAGTTCAGTGGCAGAGGTTGAAGAGGCTACCTTTGGTCGTGGTAAGTGGTTTGACATTCGTGACGACCGTAACGACAAGGATAGTAAAGACGTTGCCTACCTTCGCGAGCAGCTATCTGAGGACTTCCTATTCACCAAGACCCGCAAAGCCGTTGGAGAGGTTCTAATCAACGCTGCGGTGTATGGTACGGGTATGGCGGAACTTGTTATTGAAGAAGTTAACGAGATGAAGCCCGCCAGCCAGCCTATTATGGATGGCGCAATGCAAGCAGTGGGTGTTACCATTGAAAAGCGTGTAGTTGTTAAGCTCCGCCCTATCCAACCACAGAACTTCTTGATTGACCCCACCGCTTCTAGCATTGAAGAGGCTCTTGGTGTCATTATTGATGAGTTTGTACCCCGTCACCAAGTTGAAATGGGTATTGAGAACGGTATTTACAACGATGTTGAGATTGAAGACGCTGATACTGATAATGACATTGAAGCCGATAAGGAATTAACCGCTTATGAAGACGACAAAGTTCGTTTAACTAAGTATTATGGTCTGATTCCCCGTCATATCTACTTATCAGCGTTAGAAGATGACGAAGATGACGAGTTGTCATCAGCAGTTAAAGAGAATAAAGATAGCGTAGACGAAGAAGAGGAAGAAGAGAAGGAAAAGGGCTATGTAGAGGTGGTTATTGTTATTGCTAACGGTAAGAGCATCCTCAAGATAGAAGAAAACCCCTACATGATGCAAGATAGACCTCTTGTAGCGTTTCCTTGGGACGTTGTACCCGGTCGCTTCTGGGGTCGTGGAGTCTGTGAGAAGGGCTACAACAGTCAGAAGGCTTTAGACTCTGAGCTACGTGCCCGTATCGATGCTTTGGCGCTTACAGTCCATCCTATGATGGCTATGGACGCTACTCGTATGCCTCGTGGTGCTAAGTTAGAGATTCGTCCCGGCAAGACCATCCTAACTAACGGTAACCCCGCTGAAATCTTACAACCATTCAAGTTTGGTAACTTAGATCAAGTAACATTTGCTCAAGCGGCTGAATTGCAGAAGATGGTTCAGATGGCGACAGGCGCTATTGACGCTGCTGGTATTCCCGGCTCTATCAATGGTGAAGCTGCTGCCGGTGCTGTGTCTATGTCTCTGGGTGCAATCATTAAACGCCACAAGCGTACATTGGTTAACTTCCAAGAGAGCTTCTTAATCCCTATGATTGAGAAAACAGCGTGGCGTTACATGCAATTTGACCCTGACCATTATCCTGTCTCTGATTACAAGTTTGTACCTTCGTCTTCGCTTGGTGTTATCGCCCGTGAGTATGAAGTAACTCAACTTGTTCAGTTGTTGCAGACATTAGGTCAAGATAGTCCAATGTACCCAATGCTAGTGTCTAGTGTTATTGATAACATGGGGCTTTCCAACCGTGAAGAGTTGTTGTCTAAGCTGGAAGAGATGAATCAACCTAATCCAGAACAGCAGCAACAACAACAGCAACAGCAACAGATGCAAATGGAGACAGCAGCGGCTCAATTACAAGTGCTACAAGCTCAAGCAGTTAAGTACGCAATGGAAGCTCAACAAATTAAAGTGGAAACTGAATTGGAACCACAAGTTGTACAAGCTAAGTTGGCAGCAGCGCTTTCTAATAACCTACACGATGGTGATGGGGACGATAAGGAGTTTGCACGAAGAGCTAAGGTTGCAGAGTTAATGTTAAAAGAGCAAGACATTGTTAGTAATGAACGAATTGCTATGACACAGATGAAAAGTAAATCAGGTACACATACAATGCCTGACGGAAGCACAATGGCTGATTCCGAGATGTAAATAAGATAGCCTTAGGGCCGTTAGCACTCCGGGGGTAGTGTGTCTGAAACCCCCACCTAATTGCAAATAACACTTGACATTTTATACAAAGTGTGGTATAATAACAACATCTCTCCTAACAACGAAAGGAAAAAGAGATGGACAAAGACTTACAAGATTATTACGAGAATTTACTGGACTTGTTTACGACTCCGGGATGGAAGCAATATATAGAAGATATCTCCGACAATATGGAAATGCTTCAGGATATTACTACCATCCAAGATGAAAAACAATTCTGGCATAGGCGCGGACAACTCGAAGCGGTATCACGTATCATTCAATACGAATCTTCAATTAAAAACAGCTACG